ATGACATATTTCGAGGATCTCTCGGATTACAGTTACGGTCGTGCCATGTTCTGCCGACCGGTAACGAGGAATGTCGGGTGGTTAGGGAAGGGTTATGCGTTCGAAACGGCGCAGCCAACCGAGGATCTGTTGGATCTAGTATGGCGATATTGCAAAGTCTCCGTCGCACAAACGAGGGGCATACACGAATGCGAATTCTGCCCGTCCGGAGACTGGTATCAGGGTGAACGGAAAGGAGAAAAGCTCCTCCTCGGCACCTCCGAGATCCGTGTCTTTGGGAAGAACGGTTTGATCTACGCTGCCCCCACGCTCATATATCACTACATTTTGATCCATCACTACAAGCCGCCTGATGAATTTCTCGCGCCCCTGAGAGAGGAGCCGAAGCCACCATCCCCAGAGTACTTCGAACGTTTACGGGAACTCGATCTTCCTTGGAATTGGACTTCGTCACCGGCAACTTGGTCGCCGCGTGTTTCGCTGGGTGACCGGCCTTACAGACCGCAAAAAAAGTGAGTGAGCTTTGGAGAGTCCCATCTTTGCCGTTCTCTAGAACATCGGGCGGTCGGTCCTACCTTTGAGTTCTGTGCAAAGGTGTGGGAAAAATGAACGCACACAGCTCGTGCTGTACGCTTCATCCTCATCCTGTCCCCCTCGGCGAGCTTTCCTCAGTCTGGAGTAAGCGTGAAATGTCGAACAATGTGTAATGTCCGATAACAAGTAGAGAGTCCGGTTTGTTCGCGGGCGCTCCGCCGCCGTTGTTGCCTCCGCCGCCACCACCGCCGCCGTTTTTCTTTTTCCAGCGGGCTTGCGCGGCCAGACGGGCGATCTCTTTGCGTCGCTCGGGGCTTAACTTGCGGCTTCTGGCCGCATTTCCGCGTTGCGACCACTCCTTGGGGGTGAACTTTTCCGGGCTTCCGTCTGCCATGAGCCGAATGTATACGCCGATGCTTCCTAGGAAGCAAGTAAAATCTTCCACAGCCTGACTACTCGGCCCGTTAACCAACTAGGTATTGGGGTCAGATTGCACCGGGTGCAGATTGACTCCGGGTTCATTTTGCACGGGGACGGGGGTCAGATTGACCAACAAAGAAGCTTTTGACTTTAGGGTTTTAGAGTAGTGGTAGTACTTGAGCTGAATATTCAAGAGGGGTCCCCAACAAAACACAACGGCTCATCGGAGCCGCGCACTCGCACCCAAAAAGCCCGCGAGATCCAACCGGCGCGGATCGGCAAAGCGTTTTTCGGACGAGCAACGTCAAAAACTCGCCTGTGAATGCGGCGAAGCAATCCGGGTGCCAGCAGGAGGAACGAACGCAGGAGTTTGCCGAGACGCGCGGCGGGAAAAGCGAGACGAACTGCGGGAACTACGATTGGATCGTGCGGGGTTTCAGGTTGTAGCGATGAGCAAATGCGGGTGCGAAGGCTTTCGTTTTTCCGCGGAAGTTATCTTCGATATCGAGACAGTGTTTCTCGTCGATCCGCGCATCGCGATTTTTCTTCCAGGTCCTCACCAGTTTTCGCAGGATGGAGTCCGCCTCCTCGTAAAGAACCTTCGCTTTGGCTTTCAGTGCCTCATGCTCGGCATAGAGTTCAGCGACGGTTTTGGGAGTGGATCTGCGCATAACAAAATTCCGCGAGGTCATTCTCCTGAAATAGATCGTGGACCGCCTACTGATTTCTGCTTCAACCCATCACCGAGGTAACATTTAAGCCCGGTTAACTTACTAGGTTCAGGATAAGTCGAAATTCTAGCCGCTAGCGGCTAAAGTGGACGGCGGGAGGAAGTTTATGGAATTCCAGTCCTGCGTACGCTGTGGCTGCACACTGAAAGCCCCTCAAAGCATCAACGTCACCGGCGACAAAGCGATCGCCATCTTCGTCTCCGCTCTCACTGTGGGCGTGCGGCCGAGAATTAAATCGCGGGCGCAACGCACGGTATTCTGTATTCGCTGCGCGGTCTCAATCTCGCTAGGCCCAGCTCCAGAGGGTGCTTTCAATCTGGCGGTCTATGGGATCCTGCAGGACGTGGTGAGCCGCGACAAAACAATCGCGGAGACCGCGTGGGAGCAGATGGTGAGTCCACAACGCGCGCTCAGGCGTATGCCAGGGTCGAAGGTCGACAAGACGCTCGAAGTGCCGGTACTGAAACAACCACTGCTATCTGAAGCCAGTTAGCCGCTAGCGGCTAAAGATCCTATATGTGGCGTCGCCCTCGACCCCAGCGCGGGTTTCGGGTGCCTCTACTGCCGTAAACCCTTCCCCACACGGAAACTACGCACTCAGCACGTGCGGGATTTCCATGAACTCACGCGCGCGAAAAAGAAAGGCTGGAAAAAGATCGACGACAAGCGCGCAGCCTTCCACTCGCGAAGAGAGTTGGGGTGGGAATGAAGTCATGGTGTTGGTTGTTAATCCTCGGTTTTGATCCCAGCAGCGGGAAGCGGACGAAACGAAATCATCTCATCGTGGGGAAGGGAAAGACCGTACGCGCTCAGACATCCGGCTTCGGAGTCGGCGGCGAACTGTGTGAGCAAACTTGTACATACATGAGTGTCGGGATTCCAGGCGACCGAGTGCAACAAAAGGAGAAGCCAGAGCATGTTAAAGTCTCGCCATGAATCAGAGGTGCTGATCTGGCTGAAATTAGATCAGTACCGAATCAGAGCGGGTTTCTCGGGACGAGCGGAATAGGGGGATAGATAGCTCTCATCTCGCCTTCCAGAAATTCGGCCAGGCGCCGCCATGCGGGGTAACTCGCGGTCGAAAGTTTTCCAGATGTAGCCCACGACGTGATTAGACGGTAGTGGCCCATATAGAATTCGAAACGCTCGAACTCCTCCGGGCTCAGGACCGTCTTTGCGGCGACCAGGTAATCATCACACTTACTCATATGAAAACACTCTCCTTCACAGATCAGTTCGGTTTCTGAGATGGCTCCGTGGTCCTGGGAAACAGGACGTCCTGAATCTCGCGCCGAAAGGCGGTTTTGTCGCGGATCGTCCTACCCACGCGCTGCGCGACCTCGTCTTCATCGGCGACGGTGTAGATCGCGGCGGTTCTGATGTCCTTCCAACCCAGCCAGGCTTGTAGCTCGTTCAATGGCACCCCATCGGAGATCAGGTGTTTGGCGATGGTGTGCTTTAGGGCATGGGTCTTTCGTTTGGTCCGGTAGCGTCGGCCGGCGGCGATCCCTGCAGCAATGGCATAACCGCGGACCAGGCGCCAGAATTGACCTCGGGTAATAGGGAAGAGAAGCTCGTTCTCGATCGGTCGGGCTGCCGAAAATGCAACACTCTCCGCAGAATGTCGCATTTTCTGCGGTGAGCGTTTTGAGCCATTCCGGCGTCCGCCTTTCTTCCCCTGGGCGTCGCGTTGGGAGAGCCAGGTCTCGATGGCGGCCCGCTCGTTCAGCAGCGGGTTAGTGTGCTCCTGTAGGGGCTGCATCGTCGCCTCCGAGCCCTTTCCCCGGGTCACTGCCAAGTAGCCGTCCGCCAGGTCCTTCACGCGCAGATTGATCGTCTCCGAGGCCCTGAGGCCATGCCAATACGTAATCAGGATCATTACCCAATCCCGCAAGCGTCTAGCCCTGGCAGCGGCGAGGATGCGCACCAGTTCTTCAGGGGTCAGAGATACCGCGGTTTTCATGAGATGGGTTAGTGCTATTGACGCGACGGGATCGATGATGGGATCATTCGCGACGCTCGGCCTTTATGAAAAGGGAATCAATCGCGATTTTTGCCCTTGCCCTTGCCTTATCGCTGTCAGTTTCGTGTGGGGGCGGCGGCTCTATCGCCCGGAAAACGTCGAAGCTGAATCTGGTTTCGGTGGCGGTTTCGCCAGCGATGCCGGTGGTGCAGGCGGGCAGCACACTTCAGCTAAATGCTGTTGGGACGTTTTCGAATGGCTCAACCAAGAATGTGAACTCGCTCGTTTCCTGGAGCGTGCTAGATCCCACGATTGCCGCCATTGATTCTGCTGGGCTGGCGACAGGGATCAAATCGGGGATAACAGGGGTCGAGATATTCTCTGCCGCTGGCCTCGCGAACTTCAACTTGGCCGTAACGAGCGGCCCAATCATTGCCATAAACGTTAGCCCAGCAACAGCAACGCTAAGCGCTGGCGGCCAAATCGGCTACACAGCGTGGGCAACTACGAGCGATGGCAGTGTCGTCGACGTGACCAGTACCGTGTCGTGGGCACTCTCGAACACGAATATCCCCCCTTCGGAATATTCCTTTTCGACCGGGGGGAATCCGGTCGTACTGACATTGCAGGCAACCATCTCGCCAACGACAACAAATGTGCTGGCGATCTTCTCCAGTGCCGGAATGCCGGACATTTCAGGACAAGCTCAGTTGACGATTACGCCTTGACAAATCACTGCGTCGGATACACCTTGCAGTTCCCCATGACCATCTTGTGCTTCTCGTCGATGCGCAGGTAGGAGTAGTGCCAATCGCTAGGGATCGGCCCCCACGATCTTAGTGACGTCATGCCCTGCGGCGTTGTGCATGATTGAGGCGCGCTGAACTGTGTCGGCAGGAATTCCACTACGCGTGGAGGCTGGAACACGACTGGCGGCGGCGAGACCCACTTTGTCAGGAGCAACATCCCGCCGACCGCGAGCACTCCGATAATCAATAACGCGATGAAGGCCGCGCCAGATCCCTCGTTCACGTCATTGAAAGACCACTCAGGATCGTCGAGCGGATGAACGTGATACTCGCTCGATGGTTCCCATCCACGATGCTCTTGCTCGCGGCTCATTGCCAATCATCTTACCCGCGAAACTAAACCTTTGAAGCGGCTGATTTTACACGGAGCTTGCTGATCTCGTCCGAGATGTGTCGTTTGACGGATTGGGCCTCTGCTACCACGGCCGTGTGAAATACGACGCCGGCCACAAAACCGGCGACTGCTGAGACGACTCCCACTGCGACTGACATGTAATTCTCCCTTCGGGAACAGGATTGACTTACTTCGAAGCGTTTGCGCTGGCCATCAGCTCGGTCTTGCGGTCGCTGCCAGAGGAACTGCCGAAGTAGTACGATGCGACCAGCTCCGCTTTGGCGGAGAGGTAGCCGATCAGCGTTCCCGCGATCACGGATTCCGCCTTGGCGTGCCCTGAGAGCACCATAAAGACGGCGGCCATGAATCCAGCCACGATGCCCAGTCCCAGCGCTTTCGGCATCCAATCCCGCACCTGGATTTCCCGGTTGCGGGCACTGGCGCGGTCGGCGGCAGCCGTGGCTTCGATCTCCTCGGCATCTTTGTAGCCCAGCTCCGCCATCTGCAACTGGAACTGGTGCTCGGCCTCGATCAGCTTGGCCCGCTGTTCCGGGTCCGCCAAAGCAGTCGCGATGGCGTTAGAGATGGCATCGGGGGAGTTTGCGGGCACTTTGTCGGCTCCGATCGCCTTGCCCACAGCCGCCGACGCCATGATCCCGAGCGGGCCGCCGAGAGAGGCGGCGGCGCTGAGAAACGGAAAAGCCTTTTTCAAAACTTCTGTGAACCCCATGTTGGTTACCTCCATGAAAAATCAGCGATAGTTCTCCGGATTGGAGAAAAAACGAATAAGCGCCACGATGCCGGCGAGAGCGAGAATGCCAACGATGACGAGAAGGCGATAGATCATCGGGATCGCCCTTCTAGATCGGCTGGTGACTGCTCTAGTTCAGCCTTCAGCGCGGCGACATATCGCAAGAAATCGGTGAGACCATTCGTCCCGCCATTCACCAAACGTCGCACCTTCCGCCAATCTTCTGCATCCGCCGCGGCCGCGATTCGATGCTCCTTGAAATACAGCGCGAGAATAGCTGCTGCAGTCACCGGCTCGAGCGCGATTTCGGGGTGTGCGACGAGTCCGATACCCAAGAGATCTCCATAATGCTGATAGTTGTTGCGCCCGGTGATCTGGACGAAGCCCCGACCGCAGTAGAGCGCGCCATCGCCTGGTGAGGTGTTCCCTAAATCCGCTCGCCCGTCATACATGTGACTGAGATAATCCTCGCCGCCGTATTCGTGCACCGGCTTAAAGGGCGGGCACTCGACTCGTACCGTTGCGAGAACGGCGAACTTGACGCGGACGCTGCCGATCCCGACGGCCTCGATCGCGTTCTCGATCAGTGGCCAGTGTTTGCTCACGTTTTCCGCGGGGCAATGTAGAAGCGCAGCAATGCGCTCGGGAGTGATGGGCAACGTCATTGAATGTGCTCTCTTATTCGAAGCCGGTAGTTCCGTAAGGCGAGTACTCGCCTTGATCGCTCGGCCCGGTGGGCGCAAGGAACGAATAGACGAAGTTGTCGATCTCTCGCAGTACCAGATCCACGCCCAGCGCTGGCTTTTCCTTACTGGTGTCGAGGACGAGCGTGACCTGCTGCACGAAGAACCAGGTGGGCGGAGCAGGATTCAGCGCGGCCCATCGCTGATGGATGAATATGATGATGTCCCCGGCCTGCACCTGGTAGGCCGTCATTTTGCAGGCCAGATTCAGCGTTACCTGGCGCCGAAGCTTCTGCAGCGTGATCTTCGCCAGGCGTTGAGCCATGTAAAGCGAGACGGTGAAGGGCAGCTGGATGTCTTTCCAGATAATCTGGCCGCCGTCCTCAGTGATGTAATCGGGATGTTTGTTCAGCCCGTTCCCCTGATAGGGCGGGAAATCCGTCTGCTCCCAGGCTGCAGGCGGCAAGTGCGCGAGCGGGCTGTTCGCGGCGATGGGCACATTCGAGGGAAAGAAGGTGCCCTTAATCCCGTTGCAGATATCGCGCCGGGAAAGGCGGAAGTCTCCTTTGATCGAATCCCGGAGATCCGCATCGGTGAGAGTGAAGTTGGGCGCGTACGAGGATCCCGCATAGATCCGCCAGAGATCTCCGGGAGGCACCGCGAATCCAGCCATTGAGTCGCACAGCGACTTAAGGACCGAGCCGCGCGTCTGCGAATGATCGAACATGCCGTCGCAGGCATACAGCTTCTCTTCTACGATTCCGATGTTCGTCCATTCGCTAATGACATTTTCGTCGCAAAGATTCGCGGCCGCGTTCACGGTCGAGATGTCGACGCTGATGGGATCGGCTGCCATGCCGTAATCGGTGTCGGTTAAATAGTCATAGACCGCGAGGGCGGGGTTCGAGAGATTGGCCGCGGCGCCATATCCGCTGGAAAGCAGGGTGAGCGTTCCAACGACGCTGCTTCCGCTTCCGCCGCTCGCGTTGGGCACTTTCAGGATTACCGAGCCGCCGGAGACGCGAAATACTGGGAAGCTGCCCTGTAGACGCACGAGATTGAATCCCAGAGCATATGTAATACCCGCTTCGACCATGGCGCCGGCCGCGAAGTTTGTGGGATCGGCGACTCCGCAGGTCACCATGCCATTCGCAAGATTGATGCTGCTGACTGCAGTCTGCGCGCCGACGCTCCCGACCGGCGAGCGAGTATCGAGAAGCGGCTTGCCCACGAAGTGGAATTTCAAGCGAGGAATCCGACTCCCGTTGTATGGATTGAATGGTGCCGGAGATAAGTTCGATGGGTTGCTGGCGAGGTCGGCGCAATAACGAAATGCCACGTGTACCTTCGCACAACCGCGTTGCTTGCAGGCACTGGTCCACTTCGTGCTCGAAGCGGCGGCGAGGCCGGGGAAAGGCTGCGCCGCGTTCAATGGATCTCCAGTGTCGAACTCGAATGCGACCAGGCTGCCAGTGTTGTAGCCACTCGAGCCGTCGAAATAGCCGCTGGCGGCTGCGGCCGAGGTTAGCTCGTAATATCCGTTTCCCTGCAGCACGAGGTCGGTCCCGATCTGGAAGAAAATGCCGTCAATGACCACAGCCAGGAACTGCGAGATCTGATGCCCCGTGAGAGTAAAAACGAAATGCAGCCATTGGTAGTCGTAGCCGGAGTTTTGAAAGTTTCCAGAAGCTATCGGGTAGTCACTGAAAGTGGGGACACCCGCATTAATCGCAGTCGTGCCGTAACACACGCGGCGGAAAGCGACCGGATTGTTGACGCTCAGCGAGCCGTTGACAACCGAAACCGGAGTGCTGGGCTGAGGGATTAAGCCTATCGTCCCGGTTAGGATTGTGGTGATCGCGATCGTTTGTAGCGCTAGAAGCGATTGTGCGCTCAGAAAGAACGCGGCCCCAATCGGGCCGGAGAAAATGAGGAGCGCGACGCCGCCGATGATCTCGCCGATGGCCAGAGCAGTTTTAGACATTGGGTTTGTAAATGGAATCAGCCGACGCGCCAGGCGCGGATCCATCGCTTCATTGCGAGGCGCGCCAGGCCGTTCTCAGAGGCACAACGGGCAAACCGTCCGCTAAAATCAACGATAGCGAGGGCCCGATCAGGGGTCTCATTGTTGACGAGCACTACGTCCCCGCGATGAGCATAGAAAGGGCCGACCTCCGGCATTTCCAGGCGCGATGCGAAGAATGTGGCCAATGATTCGAGAGTGCCGCCATGTTCGACAAATAGTTTTCGCACCTGCTCAGCGGTCGAATACGTTCCGCGTATCTCCGCGGCCGGATCGATGCCGGTAATCGCTTGAATGCAGTCACACGCGCTGAGAGCGCAGTCGAAGCTGCCCCACTGGAAAGGTTTCTCGGCTGCGGCGGCGAGGCACTCCCCGAGGCGGCGCTCCCAATCTGGAAAACGAACGAGTGCCATTAGCCGCTTCCTGGACCTATTCCCCCGCTGGGTTTTTGGGGATATCTGGGCCACCCAAGATAGAGGCCCTGAAGTGATCCCACGGCGGAAAATCCGAGATCTCCAGAAAAGTTAATCTGCTGGTCGACGTCGGTAAAGCGCCGGTTGGGAGCGCGGTTCAAGTCGATGAGAGGATTTTCTGCGGTGATCGAAATGGTGCAAGTAGAGGCGCCCTCGGTGATCGTGGGAACATCGAGATGCCCTTGGAAGATCTGCGTGGGATCGCCAATCACCACATTGCTGGGATCGAGAAAGCCGAGCCATATCGTCGCGCTCGAATTCTGACGCACCGAGTTGATGGCATCCGTAATTAGCTCGGTTGGCACACCGCTCAGAGTGAGAGTGATGTTTTGAGCGATCACGTCCGTGACCTCTGGCACCGTCGGAATCTGCCCGAGCCAGCCCATCCCGATCCAGGACTGCCCGTATGGGAACGTGGTTTGGGCACCTGCTGTTCCTTCAGGCGTAATCGTTCCTACGCCGCTCCAGAGCCACACGGTTTCATTCTCGAAAATGATCTCGACGAATAGCGCCGGGGAAAACTTCCCAGAGGTCAGTTGCGCCAACACGCTCGAGCTTAAGTTTCTGGGCATGTTATTCCTATACGGGCGAAAGCCGCCCTGATCCCATCGATCCAGGCCTGGCGCAGAACGAGGGGGAGATCCCTCCAAGGCTTCTCCGCCGCGGGCAAGAACGGCCTGGCCGATTCGATGAAAGCTTCATACGCGCATTTCGCGATCTCTTCTTCCATTAGATCGCCTCGATCGCTTTGAAATCGATTCCGTAGGTCTTCATATAATCGATATCCCACTCTCGACGGTTGGCGCTCAGTCGAAAGCAGCCCGCGGTGTAATTCAGAATCAGCGGAGTCCCATCGGGGAGAGATTCGCGGATGACGGGAAAAATATCGATGCCGGCGTTGCCGGCGGTGTCGACCTGCGCGATAGTGAGCGCCTTGTGCAGCCGCTGCGTGCTGCCGGATCCCACCTGCGCATAATCGCCAGGCTTGAGCGCGGCACTCTGATTCGGAGTCCAGCCCGACGTCCACAGTACGTTGTCCTGGGCTTGGTTCACAACTGGAAGCGCACTCCCGCCGGCACCTTGCGCGTTGGCGCCCGCCTGCGCCCACTTCAAGGTCCAGCCGGCAAAAACCTCACCATTGATGATCGGTTGAACGTCGGTAAGCACGAACGTCCCGTTGAAAGAAGCATCCGTGTTGATCAGGATTACCGCGGAGCGGCCGATCACGAAGGGCGCCGCTGGCGCTGGATCGCGTCCGTTGAAACTCCAGGGAAGAGTACAGGTGACCATGCCGCCGCTTCTCGTCGCAGTCCCGATCGTCCAGGGAACGATACCAGTCACCGGAACGCCCAGCGCGGAGCCTTGCGGGATATTGGCCAAAGGATCCCCGATCAGAAAAGTTCCGACTTGTCCCCTCAGGGATAACAGGAACGTGACCCACTGCTCCGCTTGAGTTCGCAACATGGGGGGCAGGCCGATCTCCAGCTCCCACCATTCACCAGGCCATTGCTGGATCTCCTGCTGCCCCGTAAACGGAGATGAGCTGATCCCCACCAAATTGCTAGCCGCGAACTTTAGTTTTCGCGGCCCTGGTAAAGGCGGCGGGAAGAGGGGATAGAGTATCGGCATCTTTATCTGGGCCGCCGTTTGCCGTTCTCGCTGACCATCGTTACCGCGTGTGCGCTCGCGACCTCCGCGTAGGCCCGCATTGCGCGGTGGATGCGCTGCTCCACTCCAGCATCCGCCCCGCGGGCATCAATATAAATATGGGAAGAATCCCCGCCGCCTTTGCCGAGGTCGGAGTTGGGGGTGATATAGCCGGAAGAGCCGGCGCCCAAGCTCAGGATTTCTGGACCATTCTCTCCAACTAAATAGGTTCCGCCTGGCGTAACGTCGCCACCGGATGCGCGGCCGCCTAAAGCAAGTCCTATGAGACCGGCGAAACCTCCTCCCCCCGATCCACCCGCCGCGCTGGCGCTGAGCGTCGTTGCAGCTGCGATCAGCTGACTCGCGGCGGTATTCAGAAGAGTGCCCGCGGTGGTAAGAGTTGTGCCGGCAGCTGTGAGTGTGGCCCCCGAGGCTGCGCTGCTGGCGCTTCCGAACCCTATGTGGCCCAGGATTCCGGCCAGTACCTTATTAAGGGCGAATTTGATGGCAAGCTGCTCGATCTCTTCAAAGTACTGACGCCAATTCGCCCGCCCCGTCGTGAGCGTGCGCGCGAGATTATCCTCGAATCCCTGCAGCCCGCGGTTCAATATCTCGAACGTAAACCTGCCGGTCGAGGCGGCATCAATCTGCAGTTGAATGAGAAATGCCTGAAATCCGGCCTTTGCGGAATCGGTATGCTCGAGCAGCTTCTGCAATTGATTCTGCATGCGAACCAGCGCGCTCTCGGCATGCAAGAGTTCTTCTCGGGCTTTTTGTACCGCGCCGGCATAGGCCGCCGCTCCCGCGGCGGCCGCCTTGAAAGTTCCATCTGCGTTCTTCAGAACAAGATCGAGCTCCCGAATTGTCAGTTTGAACTTATCGGCCGGGGAGAGCGCATCCTGGAAAGCCTTCTCGATTAACCTGTTTTGCTCGACGGCATTGTGTGCGAATTCATCGAAGGCCCCAGATAACGGACTGGCGCCAGTTGCGAGCGTAGGAAGGATGGGAGGAGCAAAAATCCCGCTTAGTGAAGTTGCGCGATCTTTAGGGCTGCCGAAGGCCTCTTCTTTGAGCGCCTTCTCGAGAAGCAGAGCCGCTTCTTTCTGCGTATTCGCGTCGCGCAGATCTTGAATGTATTGCGAATAGCTTTGCCGGAACCTGGCATACCAGCCGGTGTCCCCAACGATGAGATAGTATCCCGCAGCCTTCAGCTCCGTTTTCTGAAGCTCATCGCCGAGCTGCTCGAGCGCTGGCTTCGCCTTCTCTACCGCCGCCTCGTGGAGCTTATATAGAGCGTCGCCGAGCTTGTGGAGGCCTTCGTTCTGTTCCTGAATCTTCTCGCGATCGTCGGCGATGATCGAGAACGAGGACTTCTGGATATCCACTTGCAATTTGCGGATCTCGTCAAAGAGCGGCTTCAGCCCCTCGAGACTCTTTTTGAATCTCTCCAAGCCATTGTCCTGAATCGCGGCTGGCGCTTGCCCGCTGAAGATATTCCTGGACTCTAACTCGAGGAGGGAGCCCAGAAGGCCCTTTAGGTAGTCCCCCGTGGTGGGATTGAAACTCCGCAGTTGAAGCGCTCTCACCTGCTGCTCGTAAAGTTTTGCTTCTACCTCCAGCGTCTGCTTCAGTACTGCGAGATGTGCTGACTCGGCCTCGGCACCTTTCATGCCAAGCACGAGTTTGTTATATGCATCCTGCAGCTCGATCTTTCGCTGCAGGCCAGCCACGATCTCCTGATCGCTACGCTTCATCGACTTCGCCATTTCCTCAGCCGAATCCGCGAGCAGCCCGTATTCTTTCGCGACGCGCTCGATTGCTGGGACTACTTTTTCCCAGCCGACGCCAATTAGAGCGATCACGCCGGCGGCGCCGCCGATCCCCCCTAAGGCCGCGAGCGCGGTCCCAATCCCAGGCAGTTGGGCAATAACGCGGGTGAGCGGCCGCGAAATGTGCACTCCAATTGCCTCATCGATGAGGCGCATTGACTCCGCGCCTTCCCTCGACTGTCGCTTCATCTCGGCCGACATCAGCGCCGTGTGCGAGCTCGCCAGCGCGGTCGCTTTCCGCATTCCGGTTTCAAACTCGGCCAGATCGACATTCATGCCGACCGCGATGGATCCCACGTTGAGTGACATAATTAAGCCTTAGTTATTAACCTCTGACTTCGGCAATCACCGCCTGCAGCCCCGCGCGGATATAGGCCACAAACGTGGCCAGAGCGGCTTCTTTCGAGGCTTCAAACGCCGGACGCAGCCACGGCCACGGTGGCATGTTCTTGGTTCCAAGTTCGAGAAACTTTCCGTATACGCCAGGCGAGACAGTCGTATCGACCGTGCCGGCGAGCTTTCCATGTTTTCTCGCGCGCAATTTGCTGCGATCGTATCCAGGCCCCACCAGCACATAGTTGATCGAGAGATCGCCACTCACGCGGACCTTGACGATCATGTCCTCGCGCAATGCTCCAGTGCGGACTGGTGCCGTCAGCTCCGCGGCTTCTTTCATCACGTCGCCGGTGGCGTGCAAGGCCTCGCGCATGATGCGCGTCGAGAGCGTCGCGGGAATCCGCTGCAGCGCGCGGCCGAGCTGATCTAAGCCTTTGATCTGGACAGTAATTGAGTCAGCCATTATGGCTTCTTCTTCTCGTCGGGCGGCGGAACGTATTTGACGAGCTCGGGCGAAGCGACCGCGCCCAGGACCTCGTCGCAGTGGGCGGATACCTTCAGTTCCATATCGGAGTTGAGGATTCGGACGACGATCCCATCTTCGTGGATCTCCTCCACCGTGCAGAGAAGCTGACACAGGTCCTGTTCTCCGATCGGAAGGCCGCCTTTATCCCACATTGCTTGTTGGCGCCTGAATTCTGAATTGCTGCTGCAGGTTCCGCTTGAAGTGCTCGAGATCCTCTGGCGTTGGCGCGACATCGTCTCCGCGCTCGAGGGCGAGAACGAATTCCCTCATGTCGTCCTCATCGCTTCTGAGCTTGGCGCCCGGCATGAAGTCCTGCGGCCGCCAGCCATCGGGATTCTTCGTCCAGTCATTGTGGGTGTTGAAAATCGCTGCACAAATCATCGCCGCAGGAAAAATCCGGCTGCGCCCTTGCTGTTCGATCAGGACGTCGAGAGCCGCGGGCGCCATGGACAAAAATTCATCATCGGTCAGGCCGAGATCGCCGCGCGCGATCGCCCACAGCTCGCGGACGTCTAATACTTCGGACGTTTGCGAAACCCCGGAGCCTCCGGTTCGGGAGCATCCGCCGGCGCCTGGTCCGGCGCTGATGCGTTTGGGTCCTTTTCCTCGGATGGCGGCTTTGGCATGTAGGACGTCAACGCCTCGGTTAGAGATTTCATGAGGGCGACGACATTGCCGAAGTCGACGAGTTGCTCGAGCTTCTCGATTGCGAGCCCTGCGTGATGGGTCTGCAGCGCAGCCCAGAGGCACGCGAGAAAGCGTTCTGGATCCTCGTGCGGATTTACCTTCTTCCAAGTATCTACCTGGAACAGGTTGTCGCCGATCTTCTGTTTGTAGAGGATGACGGCCTTGATCGGGAAAGCGAGCTGGTATTCCTGGCCGCCGATGATCGCTTTCACCGGCAGGCCGCCCAATTCTTTCTGTAGAAGCGGATCCATAAACGACTCCTTTCATGGACGCGAAGAGCAGGATCATGGAGATCCCGCCCTCGGGAAGAAACAAAATAAGCCAGCCTGAAACTTAAGTTATAGTGACGGGGCCGGTGATCATGATCTTCCCGGAGAACGTGATCGCCTTGGCGTAACCGACCTCCGCCGGCACGTGATCAACGACATAGCCTTTCCAGGTGATCGTGTTGGCGAGGCCAGGGAAAGTGACCTTAAAAAAGGTCAGCGTCTGGTTCTGCAACAGCGTGAGCAGACTCTGCACCGTGGGGTTCGCGGGATCGAGCACGCCGTCGTAGCTGCAATCGCCAGGATCGATGATGGTGGGCAGGATCTCCTCGAACGCGTTCGGAGAGTCCAGATTGGTTACTTTGTCGACGGTCGATTTCAGCCCGCCGAACTTGATGTTGCGGAGCTGCGCGACCGAGGTGTAGGTGACGCCGTCGGCGCTGGTCTGCAGCTTCGAGCCGCGGCCTTGATAGGAAACGGTTGTCATAGTTGCTTCTCCTGAGTTGAAGTGTTGAAAGTTTTAGCCGATAGCCGACTGGAATCCCGGCGACTGGAATCCGGGCACCTGGAAGCCGCGAGCGGTCATTCCGGTCGATCCGGGGATGATGGTGAGCGCGCCCGAGATATTTATTTTTCCCGAGAAGGTGAGAGCCTTCGAGTACTCGACCGCCACCGGGACGTATTCACTGATGCTGCCCATAAAGCTGTACGTCGTTCCGTCGGGAACAATGATCTTCACCGAAATCTGAGCGAGACCAAACTGCAGCGAGGGAATGTCGAGAGCCACCGCATCGTGGGGATTGAGCACGCCGCTGAAAGTCACTTCGCCGGAATCAACCTGGACCGGCAGATTCTCTTTAGCATTGCCCGGTGATCTCAGATTGGTGGTGTCGACGAGGACCGTCTTGAGCCCGCTGAAGGCAAACTTCTGGAGTTGTGCGACGGTCAGAAAGTTGATCCCATCCGCGCTGATCTGCAGCTTCGAGCCGCGCCCCATGTAAACCGTCGAGCTCACGCGCCCTCCGTATAGAACGCCGAGAGATCAAGGAGCGAGCGGAACACGAATCCCTGGCCGCCGACTTCGTAGGGATCATCCATATCCAGATTTACGGCCGTAAATTGAATGGCGGTACCATCCGAAAGGCCTCCGGAGTAGTTCTTCAGCAGATCGCGCACGGCGCGAGAGAGCTTGCGCGCGCTGAGCTGATCGTCGGCATAGCAATCGAACTGGAAGCGGCCGCTGATGAGCTCGCTTACGCCATCGAGACTGGTCTCGGCCGGCGGAGCGCTCACTATGTGGATCACGACAAACGGCCGCGCGGCTTGCTCGGCAGCAAGGGTGAAGTAGACCCCTTTCGCGGCGATGATCGCACTTACGCCCGGATCGGCGAGCAGCAGGTTGTAAAGGCCGGAAAGAATCATTTTGTTCGGAGCAACGATTTAGTTGACATCCGTTCCGGAAATATCGACCGACTCAAAAAGGTTGGCGAGGGAGGCGGAGAACTCAATTGTCATAGCCGTATTGCTGGATCCGACGAGTCCTAGGCCGCACAAGCCGAAAGGCGAGACGTTCTGGCCGGTCGCTGCTGGAATGATCACGGTATGCTGCCAAATTACGCTTCCTCCTCCCGATGCTCCATCCCTCACGTTGATCGAGAGCTGAGTCAGCGCGGGAGCGCTCGTTGAACCCGCCGAAAAGCTGATGCAATCCAGAATGTGCCGCACTCCTGCGCCTCCCGCAGATTTGGAGGCCGTGGCTTGCGATCCGGCCGCAGGAGCCGAGGAGACAGACCACCGCGGGCCTTTCTCCATCAGGCGTGCGCCTTTTTCCGTAGTGGTAAGCGTCCCGCCCATATTCGAGGCGGATGCCGTGAGACTCTTTTGAATGTTCGTTCCGTCGGAACCGCCCTGCATTACCGGATTGTCATTCGATTCGGCCGAGCCTGAAGCTGTGGCTCCTTGTACGCCCATCGTTCCCGTGCCGGCATTCGCCGTGACAGTTCCGCTGACTGGCTGAGTGACCCCACTCCCGTCGACTTTTACCGGGGTCATGGAAGTGGCACCCTGCACACTGATCACATCGGCGGAAGGTGTGCCGGCCGTTCCGAGGGCGGGTTGTTTCGCAGAAGTGGCAGCTCCAGTAGGCAAAGGCAAGGATGAAGCACTCACGGGCTGCGTAACAGCGCTGCCATCCACTTTTACAGCAGTCATGGAGGCTGCGCCCTGCACAGTGATCACATCGGCCGCAGGCGATCCCGCAGTTCCGAGAGCCGGTTGTTTTGCGGAGGTGGAAGCTCCAGTAGGCAAAGGCAAGGATGAAGCGCTGACCGGCTGCGTAAATCCGGACGCCATTTGTACCGTAGGAGCAGATTCAACAGGAGCTGCACTGAGCGTGATGCCTATATTGGCGGTGCCGCTCGTATAAGCGGAAGATCGCACGCGGAAGGTTGTCGCAGCGTAAATCGAGCAATCCCAGGCTCGCGTCTGATTGCTTGGCAGAGCTTCGCTGCTTTCTAACACATTGGTATCAGTTCTAGCGCAAGTGTCGCTGTACCAGGTCGTGCCGCCATCGTCCGAAAATTCAAAATTCACCGTAATGCCCGCATATGTCCCGTTCGTAGTGACGGTCGCGATCGAGTATCCAGCTGACGAAACGGAGACGGTCGAGGCAGACGTCGTAATTGTGCCCGTCGTTCTCGAAGGTTGCGCCATGCTCACGCCATTGGTCGTTCCTGGCGTCGTATTATCGAACCCGGTTTTACCGATCAGATTTGATCCCGGGGGCAGCGGGGTATTCGGGGACTCTGCAACCACGATTGCGGAGTCGGCCGCCTGGGCCGCAGTTGAAGCAGGTTTTACGGCCGCAATGTTAGTTCCATCCGTGACTTTCGTAGGCCATGCGCCCGACGCCGCTGCAGCGGTGCCTTGATTGGCGGTTGAACTCCCGCCCGCGGCTGCCATGATTGAGGCCGATGGAAAGGCTTGGAACGCGCTCATCTCAAAGATCACGAAAGTGAATGGCCCAGCGGTTGTCGCCTGAATCGTTCCCAGCGTTGTTCCCGAGGCATAGGGAAAAGAGCCGTTCGAGAACTGATATGCCTGGCCGGCCGCGAGATTGACAGCAACGGAGTTTGCTGCGGCCGGCGTGACGCTGAACACGGCCGTTGGAGTCGCGGCATTTTCGCGGATCAGAACAAAAGTCGATCCGTTATGAATTACGATCGGCGTCGGGGAGTTGGTGACCGTGAGATTCTCTGTATAGGTTCCCTGAGCGAAGGCGCACATCGCGCCCAGCGCCAGGATGAGAGGCGCAAGCAAAAATCGTTTCATTGTTGGGTGTCTCCTATTGCACGAGGGTGACGGGATTGCTGCAGCGGTTCTCCATCTCTGCCTTGCCGGTCATGCACACTTCGACCTGCCAGCTGCCGTGCGGCACGAGCGTGGTCAGGTCTTCAAAACTCACGCTGGGGGAAATGTTATCGAGCGCCGGCGCCATGCTGTTCGCGTTTGGGCCGTACCAAATCGTCCAGTGATCAATCGTGTTGACCGAGTAATAAGTCGTATCAGTCGGGTTCACCAGCCAGCTGAACAGCGCGCCACTCGAGATCGAGGCGCTCGGCCGGACGCAATTATCGATGCCCGTCTCGGTAGCGTGGCCTTCTTCGTAATCGTTCCACATGACTCCCACGCGCTCGAGCTGCGAAGAACTGGAGTAGCCGGCTGAGCCGATCGCGTTGCAGGTAAAGAGCAGGACATTGCCGCACTGCTGGGCGATGATCTTTTCGACGTCCTTCCAGCCCGCAATCGACCAATCGAAGCCTTTATAGATCGCGCCCACCGCATGCTTTGAGGAATGGGCGCGTGCGGTCGAGTAGAAGTTTCCGAGATAAGCCACTCCCCCGCCGACGCCGGTAGTTGCGCTGCAGGGATGCCCAGAAGTCTCACCGACGATATCGTTCCAGCAGAGCTGCGAGCTGTTGGTGTTTGAATAGACCGGTGGCTGAAGCCAGGCATAGCCGCCATCGATCCCCAGCTCGGTGAAGGCGCCGGCGTTCTCATCAAGGATCTGATAAGGCTTCGAGTAATGGGCGTGCGCGTAGGTCTGAACCTGCGGATAGACGCCGGATGAGTTGGTCGAGAAATTCGTGCCGCTCCAGGCGGCCTTGATGATGAAGTACCACACCAGCGGATTGCCGCTGCCGTCCAGGGCGTAGATATTCTTCCCAGATCCCGGTCCATAATTTGCGTCGATATAGTCGAAGAAGGTTTCGAGCTGGGTAATCAGGCAACTGGTCTGATCGGTTGATCCGGTGGGGCAGAAGGGGCTGAGCGCGCCCTTGTCGATCATGATCGCCATCTTCAGCGCTACGGAAGGATTGGCGACCAGGTAAGCAGCCCAGGCGTTGACCACAGCCAGGGTGTAAGTCTGAAAGGTATCCGTGCCGTACCAATCGAAGACCACGTCAGTGCAGCCGCGGGCCACCATGGCGGCTGCCTGCTTCGCGATCGTCGCGGTCGCCGATTCGTCCTGAAAGATATTCACGTGCCCGTTGTAGGGAGACCCGCCAGTGAAAGGCGGAGTGGCGGAATTCCAAAACCAGGGCTGATAGTAGCAATCGACTGCGGTCGTCGATCCGCTATAGAGAAGGCTCGGAATCTGCTTCGAGGAGACCTGGCCGGGCGCGATATTCACCGTCTTGGTTTGCGCGTTGGTATTCCCGGCGGTGGTAACGGTCCCGATAAATACCCCGTTGCAGCCGGAATCGGGCGAGCCATTCGCGGTGCATCCAGGAGTATTGTTCGCGATGAGCGCGGCCGAGGAACTCGAGCCGAAGAACCTATCAAGGCCGATGACGAATAAATGCTGGGCTGGATCGCCATGGGCGTCGGTACCCATCGTCAAGCCCATGTCACTGGTGATCACCATTGCGCTGCCATCTTGCGCGGTCGCGCCGATCGCCTGCTGATCCCTAAAGTCGCAATTCGCGCACTGAGCGGCGCCTGAAGTGAAATTGTGGCCCAAGCGAATGAGGGGAGCGAGCTGCAGCGGTGTGCGCGCCATCGCCCACACTTCGTCCTCGCCCGGATTGGTGAATGGCGACCCGTCCCACAGTAACTTGTCGGTCTCCCCAACTATCGGGTTGGTGTCGATGTTCGGGCCATTGCCGAACGAGGTAAAGTGCTCATCATTCTGGTTTGGGATGGTGCCATAGAACTGCCCGACCGGCGGGGGTAAGGTGTCGGTTTGATTGTAGTAATAAAGCTGCGGCTTGCCTCCTTGGCCGGTGATCGTCGGCGAGATTACCCGCACCGCATATCCGTTGGTGTCATGGTTCGGGCCGCAGGTTCCACTTCCAAAATCATCGCAGCGTTTGATGTTGCGGGTTCCGAACTGCCAGTGGTGAGGGGCATTGGTGCAAACGCCGCCCGTGATAGCTGCGGTCGAGAAGCTGCCCCACAAGCCATTCCGGAACATGTATCCCGCGTGAACGCCGATCGGCCAGCAAAGACCCGTTCCCACCGCCGCTCCGCTCGAACCGTCTTCGAGAGTCACGATTCCGGTGCTGGTGTCGACGACCTCGCACTTATTCGCGGCGACGTCATAGTGCATGATCCATCCGGGCGCATTTTGTCCCGCCGAGACTTGGTCGAGCTCGAAGTTCAGATCATTGACGTCCAGCGATAAAACCCCTGCCGTGCCCGTGGTCCCAACCAGTGGGGCGCAACTCGTCCGGGGAGAATAAAACAGGGTCTGAACGAAGCTGGTTCCGGTGAAGGTGGTCTGGTAAATATCCGATGTCCCCTGATTGGAGCTGTAGAGGACATTGGGGTTTGTGCGCGAAAATGCTACCCCGCCGCCGGTATTCGCGGGCGCCGCGACTTTCCCGGTGATCTGGAAGTTCGTGGGATCGAAGAAGAAGATAAAACTCTGCGTCGAGTTCCCGTTTATGCAGGTGCCGAAGAACTTGCTCTTGTCCGTGGCCCAGAGATTGTCGTTCGCGCCGCCGCTCGGGCTTACGGTGCACGACCAATTGCTGTGCGTTGTCGAATCGGTCGCCTGCACGTATGGGTTCAGCCCATACGGATTCAAGCTCGTATCGAACGCGATATGATTCACCGCGGTGGTGCTCGAGAAAGGCGGCGTCGGATTCGGGACCGGGGCGGTGCTTCGACTCGAGCATGGGAAAGTTGGAGCGCCGCACGAGGTCCCAGGCGCATTGATGACGATAGTGAAGTTTGTCGCGAAGGTCTGCCCGGTCGAATCCATCACTCCGATCACCGGCTTGTAGGTTCCAATGACGGTGGGAGTGCCGCTAACGAGCCCACTTACCGGATCGATCGAAAGCCCAGCCGCGGTGAGCGCGGATGGAAGCATTCGATCGTTCCAGCTGTAAGGCGGAACGCCGCCGAGGACCGCGAGCGGCCCCCAATAGCTCGTGCCTGCATTGCCATTGGGCAAAGTTCCCGCGATGAATGGGGCCGCCATGATCGAGCCGCGGCTCTTCGACTCGAGGAAGATAGGATCGCCCTGAACGGGAACGCTGGTCTGGTTCGGCAGGATCGTGAAAATGTTTCCGGAAATATCTCGATAGTCGATCCACACGCCAGCGGTTATCGTGTAGCTCCCGACGGCCGAGAGGTTCTGGTTCCAGAGCATCATGCCGGTATAGCCGCCCGGCCGCGTGATCTGCGCCGTCCAGTTGTTCGACGTGTCCTTGGAGCACGTCTGAGTTAGAGTTCCGCCGACCAGCCAGTCGTGGGCGAATCCGTCCGCAAGTCCGGACGGCAAGATCGAGATTGGAGGCGTCGTTCCAGTGATCTCGCCGGACAACATGTTCTGATCCCACCCAAAGTCGTAATACTTGCTCATGCCGGCGCAGATATGCCCCATGCGCCAGATCGCCATCCAGTTCGCGTGATTGAGAGCGGCCGCGGTGCCGTTGTTCGGGCCCTGAGCACCTTGCGTGGCCCATAATCCCGAGCCCCACCCACCTTCGGAGACGGCCAGCGGTTTGCCTGCTGCAAAAGGCAGCCCGGCGATCGCGGCCTTGACGTTCGCTGTGGTGGTGAGCACGTCGAGCGGATTCGGCGCCACGTTGTTGTTTGAGAAGTTGTAAGAGTGGAATGGGATCAGTTTCACAAACTGAAAAGGCTGCGATGGATCTGCGCCAAAAAGGCCGAGGTAATTCCCAGGAGAAGTGAGGCCTCCTGAGGGTGCTGGAGCGGTGACGACGATATCCGGCCGCCCGGAAGACGCGACGGTGTTGAAAGTATCGAGCTGCATCCTCGCCATCTGCGCGATCGAGCCATTGAAAAATCCTTTGCCTTGCGGCTCGTTCCACATTTCCCAATACTTCATGCGGTGATTGGGATCATTCGTCGAAAGCCAGGCGAGGAACTGGGTCTCGAGGTTGATGAGAAATGCATCCGTCCCCGTTCCATCGATCGCGATATCGGCCGGCGAGTAGCACCCTCCGCCCTGGCCGTTGGGCGGGCTGCCGGTGCCGTTGCAATCGCTCAGCGTCTTGTTCGTATCGGTGAAGGTGATCGCGGATCCGCCGCACGTCCCGCTACCTGTCGCCGCGGGCAGATTGAAGCTATAGGTCCAGGGCGCATTCGGGGTTCCATTGTTCGCGCCGGTGAGAGTGAAGGTGCTGTTGACGGTGAAGGGGCAGCCGGTCGCACCGGCAACCGTGACGCTATCGAAGTTAGGCGCGGCCGCGGTGGCATTCACGCGGACGAGCGTTGAGACTGTAACTACGCCATTGTTCCAGGAGATCCCATTGTTCGCGACCGGGAATGGCAGCGGGTAGTTGCCGGGCATATCGTTCGGCATGGTCGAGCCGAAGCGCGGCATCTGGCCGAAGGTGAACCAGAGGTCCACGTTGTGGGTGTTCGCGTAATCGATCCAGTACTGAATTCCAGAGAAATCGAAAACTGGAACCAGGTTGGCCGTCGCCACGACTCCCGTGCAGCTACCTCCAGTGAGGACGACACTGGGAACTGACCAGAAACTTTTGCCCTGAGCGGTGACGGTTATCGCGCTCACATGGCCGCTGGTAAGACTCGCGGTCGCGGTGGCGCCGCTGCCGCCGCCTCCGGAGAATGAAACCATGGGCGTCGACGAGCAGCTCCCGCCATTGGTCACGGTGACCGATCCCACGCCCTGGGTCTCGATCGTGTTCCAGACTCCGTTTGCCGAGCCCCAGAGACGCATGGTGCCAAAGGGAATCGTGGGTTGGGTAATTAATGGCAGGTGATTGTGATTGCCCCAGGAAGAGGCTGCGATCGGAGTGCCGCCCAATACCAACGGCGCCGGCGAGCGGAAAGTTCCCTTCGCGGTGAAGGTGCCTTTCCAGGTCGCGATTTGTCCCACGGCCGCCGCTGTAAGTAGCAGAACGACCGGGGTAGAACGAAAACCTAATTTCATTGAGAGATTCGGCAGCGATAGGTGGAAGCCTGCGCGGCAGCTGCGCTGCCGGCACTAACTTGGATCTTGAAACTTCCGGCGCTGAAGTCGGCCGTGAGTTCGCCCTGGATCAGCGGCACGCCCGAGGTCACTCCAGTGATCTGGCAATTGGCGATATAGTTGGCGCTCGACATCGCCGGACTGAGCGAGATCGTGTCTTTGCAGGTATTCCCGATCGTCGCTCCCGTCGGGCAGCTCGTCGCCGAAGGCGCAACGTCGATCAGCATGGCGGCTTCCTGATCGTGCATGTGCACCCCAAATTGCCAGGTCATGCCGCTTCCGCTGCCGGTCTGATTCAGACACCCGAAAGTCTGGGAGCCCTGCGGGATCGCAGCGCCGCAGGGGATACCTGAATCGCTGAATTGCCCGGCGGTAGTGGTTGAGAGACGCACGCGGTCGCGGATGGTGACGGCGCCATCGAATATCCCGCCAACCAGGGATCCGTTTGCCGCGATGATCGCGCTGCCCGTCTTCGCGGTGACCACAGGAATGATTTGCGCGCCACTTCCGGCTGAATCGCTGATAGTGATCGTGGGCAGGAACTGATAGCCATTGTTCCCCGTGGGATTACTAATGGTGATCGAATCGATCACGCCAGCGGTCTGATGGACAGTGCAAAGACCGGTCACGCCCGTGTTGCCTGACGGGGGCGAGATCTGGCACGTCGGACTTACGTAGGCGGATCCGCCGGCGACGATAGTGCCTCCGGTGACGCTGCCGTTCGTTAGGCCAATGACGGCGCCTAACACGCCATTAGTATCAGTTGTCGCCGGTAACACGACTTTCGAGGGATTGTCAGAGGTTCTCTTCGCGGCCAAGCCGATCTGCACGCCCGTGGTGGTGTCGACCAGATACATCGGGCCGATCCCGGCGCCGTTTAGCGCCAGAAACTGATTCATCCACTCGATGCGGACCTGCTGCGCAAGCGTGATCGAGCCGAGATCGCAGTTCGGGTTCTTCGTGTGGCAAACAAAGTTGCCCTGGCCCACCACGCCCCAAAAAGGATTCGTACCTCCGCCCGCAGTCATGTAGAAAGGGAAGTTGGATCCGCCGCTGGATCCGTGATCGGAACCGCAGACATAAACGTTATCGACGGTGTCGAGTCCACAGGAGAGGCCTTCCCACACATTGGTGGAAGTGAAATCCTTCATGAAAATGTGCTTCGTGGGCAGCAACGGGTTGGCGGGATCCAGGTCCATGGTGACACCGGTATTCAAGCGGCATGGGCCGATGTCACCGTTTGTGCCGAGCGCCAAGCAATTGTTTCCGTCGAGCTTTAGGAAGGCGCCGGTGATCAGCCCCTTGCGGCCGAACTGCGCCATCGCGTCACCGTTTTCAGATCCCTCGATCGCGCCGCCGAGCCCGAAGCAAATCTCGGATTGGCTGGACACCGGCGTGCAATCGGTCACTAGGGCGTAGGCTCCCGACAAGCTAAAGTTTCCGGTGCCATTGATGTTGAGGCCGAGAGCATTCAGGAAATCATTAGCGTCGACATAGATATCGGCCTTCGCGCCGAGCAGCCCGGCGATGTTGAGGATCAGCTGCCCCGGAGATCCCGGCGCCGACGTCGTTCCCATTCCCGACCAATGCGAGTTCGATGTGCACGTCGGATTGTTGACGCAAAGATAGGGGCCAGGAGGCAGGCCGCCTGAAGTCTGTGTAAGGATGAACATCTGCCACTGCTTTGCTCCCGAAGGAAGCGCGGGTCCCAGACGTACGACAGTCGCAGTCCCGCCCTGACCGAATGCCGGCAGAGTCGAGAGTAGAGACACCAGCAGAATTGCGATCGCGATCGCTTTTGTCTTCATTGGAATTTGTCCGGAGTTGTTTGTTAGTTGGCCTGACCGATCACGTTCCAGCGGGTTCCGTTCGATTGCAGCTTCACGGCCTGCCACTGATTTTCGAGCACATAAGAATTGTCCCCATTGAATAGAGCGCCCGCAGCATCGACGAGAGTGACGGCGCCGGCTCCGCTGTCGACTTTCATCGCGTAAAAAAATTTGCCAGTATTCGCCGCGGCCGAAGGCAGGGTGAGCGTGATCCCGCCGGATCCGCCCGTTCCCTCGAGGACCTCGGCGGTCGCCGCCACATTGGCGTTCGCGTTGTAAGCCGTCGATAACAGGATGAAGACGTGACTATCATTCCAATTGACGGTGGTGACGTCGCCTACGACGCCGCCGGCTGGTACCGCGGATTGGAATCTGTGAGTGATGGGCATGAAAGTTATCCGTTCTGATTGCGCTCTACGCAGAGCAACCGGAGCTCGACCTTGCGCTCGTCCGGATCCTGGATCGCCTTGATCTGGAAGATGCGGTTGTCGAGTTTCACCAACATGGATTCGGTCAAGCCCAGCTGGTAAGGCACCGTGACCAGGTGAGTGACCTCCTCGACGATTTGCTGCGCTTTATAGAGCTCCTGGCCGGCGAGCGCGCGGATCGCGGCCCAGGAACTCGCGACCGGGCTTGGAGGCTGAGTGCCGCCGTCGTTTCCGCGATCGCCAGGCGCGAGAAAGGTGATCGCATGACACATCGATCCCACGGGCGTATAGGCGCTCGCCGAGGGCGGCTGGAAACTCATTCTGGGCAACGGCATCTAGGAGCCTTAGCTGTGGCGCAGAACGGCGAACTTAATGCTCGCGTTGTCGCCGGAGAGATAGATATTGCCGTCTCCCTCGAGCCATCCCTGCAGCGTGTTCGCGTCGATCGCGGAGAAGCCGCTTAAGGCCACGGTGTATGCCGTGATGTCGCCAGTCCGGCCGAGGCCGTCCGCAACGCTCGAAACTGTGAAGTGATGCGCAGCCGCGCCGTCGGCATTCTGGACCAACAGAACTTCTCTGCCGCTGAAGGGGAAGGCATTGCCGTTGGCGACGTCGGCCGCAGTGAAGGTGATATCAAGTTGTCCCGGAGTGGGAGCGGCCTGATTCAGCGCTCTCAGCTGCTGGATAGCAAGTACGGTTCTGGCTGGCATGATGGTCTCCTTGTGCGCTCGAAGGCGCAAATTCATCTGTTCGTGGTTTCATTGGAACGAAAATCAATTGTCGGGAGTGGGCGCGTAATCTGGCACTGCAACCGTCGCGAGAAGACTCGATATATGGAGGGGGATTTCGCTTACAGATCCCGGCACGACCGGCTCGCGATTGAAATACCAATGAGAGACGAGCTGCATGATCGCCATCGAGACCGTATCGGGCAACGTCCAGTCGATCGTGTATGCCGCCTGCTGCTCGGGTGCCGTGGGTATCGAGGCGCCCTGGTTACCAAGGCCCCTATAAGCGCCCAGGCATCGCCAGGCGTTTTCGCCGTTGTCCACAGTGATCGCTGCCACCTCGCTTGCAAAAGGCGGCGTGACAGATCCGACGATGCCGGATGGCGGCGACGTCTGGCTAATCAACGAGGGGATCACGAGCAGCTGCAAGTTCGAATTCTGATCCAAGATGATCCAGTTTCCGGAGTATTTCGTATCGGGAGTCCAGAAACCGCGCAGTGGTCCATAGTTGTGGAAGAGACATGCGCCGTCGACGACTTCCGCGCCGATCGCTGGCCACGCTGGAGGATTCGGACCGGCGCCCGTAAGCGGGCTGCCGGCATTGATCTGAACTTCGATATTGCCGTTGGGATCGACCAGGAAGGTCCACTGCGGAACCGCGGTTGACGGCTGCCAGCTGGGATTAAGGTCATGGCTTACAGTCTCAGGCTCCGTAATTGCCGCCTGGCCGGCCGCCACGCCTTCGCTATCAGGTGCGTACCCCGCAGTGAATGAAATCGCAATCGCATTCGGAACACTCAGCGTGAGGGGCCAAACAGTATAAGGAATCGGCCGGATCCGTCCGGGTTGCTGGGCACCGTCGACGACAAAGTCTTGTCCTGGGTTGAGGGTGTGAGGTTCGCCATCCGCGCCAATGTAGACCAGGCTTTGAACCGAGATCAGCGGAGTTCGCCGCAAGCGGATCTCGCCGCGGTGAGCGTTGTGATGTTCGTAGGCGTACCCTACCTGGCCCACGTAATAGCCGCGCTCGCGGATCCTCCAATATGGAAAGTGATCCATGTACTGAACAAAAGTCGAGCGAACTAAGACGCTATCGGTGAGGATCTCGGCCTGCTGCCGCGCGGCCTTGATGAGGTTCTGGATCAAAATGTCGTCGGTGGTCACGCCTGAAGACACTTTCAAAAAGTTCTTCATGTCAGCGAGGGCGACAGGTTCAGCCCCGATGATGGATGTTCGAACTACTGAGGACACTTAGTGTTTCCTCGATTGCCGGGACGCTTTCGCGATTCTCGGCGCCGCTGGCGAAGTCGTGGCTGGAACGGACGGAGTGACGATCTGTTGCTGCGCATCGGCGGCATTAAAATCGACTTCTACCGCCTGGCCACTTTTGATCAGGTCGCGCGCAGCTTCAAACACAACATCGCGGATTCGGTCTTTATAAGGACCGGTGAGCATGCGGATATACACAGAGATTTACCTCTCTCTTTTGTGGAACGGGGAAGGAAGATCAGGCGCGGGAAAAACATATATCCCCGCGCCTGACTCATGGAGAGCCCTTTTACGCCGTGGCAGTCGGACTCGATGGTTCTGCGAACCGTGCTCCCGAGAGCACCGCGACAGCGCTTGCGATCACGCTGTTGGCGCCATTGGTGAACTGCAGCTGTAGGTAGGCATCGTCTCCCGATTCGCCTAGCCCTACGCCAGCGGCCTCGAGTTCGTTGGCATCGATCTCGATGACATAGAAAATGTTGTCATTCGCCGAAGGCGTATAGCCGGCTGCGGTGACCGCCGTGCGCGCTCCTAGAACATCCTGGCCGGCGCCTGCGGTTTCCTGTTTGTAGATCGAGAAGGGAATCGCAGTCGCGCCAGCTCCAGCTGCGGAGCTGCACAGGTTCAGAAGGATTTTGGTGAAGGCGGCTGCAGAAACGCCGATCTGGATGATGATCGATGCGTGCTTGTATCCCGCCATAGAGAAGGCCTGCGCCGTCTTTCCGCCCGTGACGTCCACGGGCGGAAGGATGTTTACGACGTGACCGGCTTCAGAGACATTGAAACCAAACATGGAAGTTGTTCCTCATCGGAAGATTTGACGGGCGCGATCCCTCCGGACCAGCGCCCCTGCTACTGTTTTCGTTCCGCTTTACCGAGCGGCCAGGGTGACGAACGGGGCCAGCGTTGGTCCGCCGCTCTTCGGAGTCAAAGGCTTCTTCCAGGTCGGCTGCCCGTCGGCGCGGTAGACGAAGCGGAAGGTCATTTCATCAGTCAGGAACTTCACGTGGATCGAGGAAGCGGCTTGCGGCGCACCTTTATCGATCATCACGTACTGGCTGAGATCGGCGAGGACGATATCGCCCGCAGTTCCCACGACCGAGCAATGCTCGACCGGGATCACCGGCAGACCGAGCATCTGGCCGTAAGGACCAGGCAGCCCAAAATATCCCGGCGGGTGGTAGATCAGTATCGCGGCTGTGCCGGCGCCGAGAGTTAAACCGAACAGCCCGGGAAGCACGCTTTGATCGACGAACCAGGCCGCGGTCGGGAATTGTCCGGCATTTCCTGGCGTCAAGCCCTCGGTTGCGATCGAGGCGATCGAGTTCTCCAGGCTTGGCGCCCACAGACGTGCCCACATGTTCAGGACGTCGTTCGCCGACGGATAGTGATTTGTTTCCGTCCCATCTGCGGCGACCTGAACCTTGGCTTGCGAGTTAAGCACGCCGAAGGGCTGGCCCACGCCAGTGCCGTTGAAGATTGCATCTTCGACACGGAAGGCCAATTCTGCTGGGAGGTTCATCATGACCCAGGCCTCAAGCGCTGCAGCGTCGCTGAGCAGCTCATCGGTTCCATAGACCAGTCCGATCAGCTTATTCAGGTTCAGCTCCATGCGCCGGAACTTGGGCTTCGTTGAGGTCAGAGCATCGGCCTCGTTGATCCAGTAGGCCAGCACGCCACCGAATCGGGATCCATCTGCCCGGCTGTCCTCATCGATCGCGTTCAGCTTCATGCCGTTCGCGTTCGAGGAAAGAGGCAATTTCTTGACTCGTTTCAGGATCTGGCCAGTGGCGTAGGTGCGCTGCAGGATCTCGGGAGCAAAATCTTTCTGCACCAGGAAGCCGCCATCGGAGGGGACAGCTTCGCTCATGCCTGCGGCCGCGGCCAGCATCAACCGTGGATCCGTGTGACGTCCGTCAGTGCGCGCGGAAGCGGCGACCGCCATCAGCATATCGCCCAAGCTGGTGAAGCCTTTGCTCTTATCGATTGGCGCGCCGGCGCGATCGGCGGCAGTGGAATTGTCGTCGATCACAGTTCCGGAGCGGCGCTCGATCTCCAACAGCTTTTCCTCGCGTTCGAGCTGCTTCTCGTTCGCGGTCAGGGCTTTCAGGTTGTCATCGTACTGCGCGGCTTCGGTCTCATTGAGATCGCGATTCTCCGCTGCAGCAGTATCGAGCAAAGCGCGAGCTTTCTTCTCCAGATCGGCCTTGCGTTGGCGAATAGCATGGATATTGCTCTTCACAGAGTTGCTCCTTCGAATTGGGATTGATCGGGGTTCTCGGAGGTCCTTCAATCGAAGGATTGAAAGCTATGCTCGCGAGGTAGAACAGGACGTACTAGCGGGCGTCGGCCCGCGTGAAACTTAGGAATAAAGCGAGAGCTCCCGCCGACGTCGCGCGATCGCTGGTACTTCAGCAGCGCTTTGCGGCCGGCTCATCTTCATTTCGCAAGTCTTGCAAGCGCTGCATTCGCAGCGGCATTGCTGAGGGTCGTCTTCGTCCCCATCATCGATTGGCGTCGGCGCTGGCGGAGAAGATTGTGCGCCGTCTTTCAAATCGCATGCCTTACATGCACTGCAGGCGCAAACACATTCGGCGCCCCCCTCGTCTGTAGCGTCCGAGGCCTTCGGACTCGAGGATGATGCGGAAATCCGCCGGCTAGTTCCAGAAGTGGTAGAAGCACCATACTTCGCTAGGACGTCATCAAGAGTGGCCACGCGATCGGCCATGTTCTCTCGCACCGCATCGGCGGCCATGACCATGCGGCCTTGCCCGAACCCTGAACGCACGTCTGCCGGCGTTGCGCCACGGTAACGAGCGACCGCTTTACTGAACATGCCGTAAAACGCGTCTACTTTCGACTGCATCTCCGCGCGGGCTTCATCAGAAAGAGGCTCGTAAGGATTGCCCTCCGTCTTATACTTGCCGGCCGAGATGAGCGAGATCTTTACTCCCTCCGCTTCCAGAGCCTTTGAGAGATCCTGGTGGGCCGCAAAAACTCCGATCGAACCTACGGCGCCAGTAGGCGTGACAACGAATTCATCAGCGGCCGAGGCCAGCCAGTAGGCGGCGCTTGCCGCCATTCCATTCGCGATGGCGATAATCTTCTTCTGCCCGCGCGCCTCGAAGATTTCGCTGGCCAGCTCCGCAACCCCATCCACGCTTCCCCCTGGAGAATCGACATCGAGCACGATCGCTTTTACCGCGGGATCGGCCAGGGCGGCGCGGATCTGGGCAGTAAGTTGTTCGATCGACGTTCCTCCGGAGATATCGGCCATCAGGTTCATGCGGTGAGATATAACTCCCAGGACGGGAATCATTGCCAGCGTCCCAGGAGTGCTGGCGCGCGGCCGCGGGCTGGTTGGCCCGGCGCCGATGCGTTCGCGAAGTTCTTCCGCGGTGAATTTCTGTCCGTCGGCACGCATGCGAATCAGCTCATTGATGGCATGCAGCTTCTCCGGCCGCAAGGCCCAGACGCGGCTATAGAATTCAGCAATGATGTGTGCGTACTTCATGTTTCCTTTCCCCTAACGCGAGATCGGCCAGAAGGGATGAACTCGATTTCTCTATTTCATCAATGATTGATCCGAGAGCGTCGATTCTCGCGCTGGTAATCAGCAAACAATGGCCTTCCGCATAGCGAACTGCTGCCCGCTCCGAGATGACCAGGCTGTCAGAGATTACTGTGGCCAAGTCCTTGTAAAAGGCTTCGATCTCGCGGATGAAGTCTTCAGCTTTCAGTTCGCGGGAGCGGATCTTGCGCACACCTTTGACTTCGCGGCGTACTACCCGGCCCGCGGCGCTCATGGCCAGCGCCTCAAGTTGCAATGCGCGGGCCTGCTCATCGTTTGGGCTATCAGGAGTGGGTTCGCCGCTGTTCGCCGTATCCTGGGTCTCCTCGGGATCTGCAGTTGTGTCAGCTACCGGAAGTTGGCTTGCCAGCTGCATATTGACGGGACGCATCAGTTCGGCCGCGGTGCCTCCCATCGGGTTTTTGCCCTCAGCCATGCGCACCTCATCGACGGTAAGCCAGAATTGCAGCGCCTGGTTGTAAGCCTCGTATCTGCTCTTCATGTCGCCGCGGAAGAGCGCATCCATGTCGAAAACGGTGTAATACTCTCCCGGTCCGGCTCCCAGAGCCTGGCTGAGCGGATCGATCAGATCGGCGTCGATCCTGCGCTCGAGCCTGACTACACGTGGGCGGATGGAATCGGTCGCAAACTCGATGTTCTGCTGCTCGATATTGGAGAATGTCCCGCGCGTGAGATCGCCGATCTTATGTGGAGGCAACCGGAAGATAGCCGCAATATCGGTGCGAGTAGCTTGCCCAGCTTCGATCAGCTGGGAATCCTTGTTGGTCAGTCCAAGGCTCTGGATTTCCATGCCTGGTTGCAGCACCAGCACCTTGAACGCATTTGCGGAGGCAAAACCCTCACGAATCGTGTTCTGCAGGTTCTCCTTGGCTTCCTCGTTGAGCTTCTGGGCATTCTTGATTGCCAATCCGGGAATGGCGTGATTCGAAAAGTAGCGAGCGCGATGTTCCATTTGCGCGAGCCCCGTTCCCACTACCTCGGATCCCGCGGTGATCGTAGAAATGCCCATGATGCCGTCTGAAGACAGGCCTCGCAGATGAAGCATTTCATCCTGGGCGACGCGTTGAATTGTTCCATCAAAGTACGAAGTCACGTCATAACGCAGTCGGCCGTTGGGAAGACGGTAGACACGCACGCGATCGGGATGCAGGGGGATCAGCTGATCGATCGCGCGGCCGTTTCCGGTCACGATTTGAGCGAAGGCGTTGCCCCTCAGCTCGAGATGTCCCTGCATCATTTCCCAAAACTCGAATCCCGTCTGCCATTCATTAGGCTTCCCGAGCACCGGGTACAGAGGATGATCCTTGGCTAGTTCCTTGCCGCCATCCGACCGCCGGCGATAGATCACCAGAGGCAGCGAACCGATAGTTTCTGAGATCACTCGCACGCACGCGAAAACGGCCGCAAGGCGCATTGCCGTTTCCGGAGAAACGTAGGTGCCGGCGGCCGTTCTGAACCCTGGGCGGTGATACCAGAAATCGGAATCTGGAGATGGTGAGCCGAATCCGAGATCCGCCCGAAAGCTTTGCCACACGGACGACAGCTGCGCTCGCGTCCGCGCAAGCATGCTCATGTCGTTGCTTTCTCCGCTTGCCAAACGAAATTGAATATTCCGCCGCCGATGGGAATGAGGCGATATTCATGTTCCGGATATTGCTCTTCGATTTGCTGAGCGATGTGATCGAGCTGCGCATCGATCCCTTCTCTCGTAAAAGCCTTGTTTCCTTCTGCCCGAAGAATGAAGCTCCTCGCTTTCAGGTTGTGCGGCGTGAAGATTTTCACTTTGAGTGTCCGGAACAGCAGCTCTCCGGTTGCCCCGCGCAAGCTCATTGGATGAAAAAGACCTCGGAGGATCCCAAGTCGGGATGCGCTGCTGCGCGGCCAGACGCCATAATTGAGGCGACTGCGCCATCGATCTTACGTGGCGAGTTAGGATTTTGCGGCTTCACGCATCGCAGGTTGCCATTGGGATCCGATTTCACCACCAGGTTGTCGATCATCCAGGCCAGCGGCGGGTTATAGCCATGCACAATCTCTTGTCCGGTGATCAGCCGGTAGAACTCCTTGATGGGGTGGGACATCGAGACTGTGCCCTGGCCGTGCTCAACCATGTTTAACCCTTCGTCCATGAGCATCTGAACGAGCATGGTCGCGTACATGCGATCGAAGGCGATTTCTTCGATCGAAAACGTCTCGCGCAAATCGAGTGTCTGCTTCAACACGAAGCGATAGTCGGTGACATTGCCGGGAGTCGTGATCAGGAACCCTTGTTTAACCCACTGATCGTAGGGAACACGTTCCTTCAGCTGCCGATGCTGCTCGGCATTCTCCGGGACCCAGAAGAAAGGCAGGAGCACGGGTTTGGGCACGCCCTCTTGGGTCGGGAAGAAGAGCGCCAGGCAGGTGAAGTCGTTGACCACGCCCAGATCCAGGCCGCCAAAACAAGTCTTTCCCGCGAGTTGCTTGAGCTTTGCTTCGCGCCAGGCGACAGGATCGCCGGTCGCGGGATCTCCTTCTTCCCATGCGCACTGTTTCCAGGCATCGGCGGAGATCGCGCGCTCCTCCGATTGTGTCCACATACAGAAATTCAGGCGCTGGACGATGTTCTGCTTAGCCGGCATGGCGAGTGCTTCAGCAACCTGCTCCGCGAGATAGCGCTTTTGAATGATGGTGCCCAGCCCTGGATTGGCTTTGATCCACACCTCTTCATCGAGCCAGGAATCGCAGTTGTCGCATGCAGGCTGCTCGCGCCCTTTGGCGCGGCAGTCGTCGCAGACGTCGAGCTGACAGACGTAGGCGAACCAGGAATCATTGTCCAGGGCGCCTTCGAGGATTTGACGCGAATACTCATGGTCCCAAAAACAGACCGTCTCCCGGTCGTAGCCGGAATTCGTAATCCGAAAGATCATCGCCTGGCGCCGGCCCTTGGTGCCGGCGCGCATTTTCTCGACAACTAGGTTCGAAGGGTGCTCGTGTTCCTCGTCAATGATGACGATATGCGGCCGTTTGCCATCGAGTCCGCGGTGTTCGGAAGAAATCGGCCGGAAGAAAGAATTCGTGGAAGCAACGGAGAGATTCGCGAGCCAAGGCTTCACGGCATTGCCCATTTTTGCGATGCGCCCTCTCAGTGCTGGCGCGTGATCCCGCATGATAAGTGCGTCGCGAAACGCGATGCCGGCCTGCTCTTTAGTGACCGCGGCACAATAGATCTCCGCATCCGGCTCCTTATCGAGCAGGAGTCCATAGGTGCCGATGACGCCGCCGGCCAGTGGCGATTTGCCATTGCCTTTTCCCATTTCCACATAGGCGTTTCGGAAGCGGCGGAAGCCATCGGCACCTTTCCAGCCAAACATGGACCCCACGATGAACTGCTGGAACGGATCGAGTTTGAAGGGAGCACAATCGCGGGCATATTTGATGATTTTTGCGGCCGCGTCATGGTCGAAGTGGATCCCGCGCTTATCGCCTGAACGCAAGTCGTTCAGGTGACGTTCGATTGCCAGAAAAACCAGGCGCCCGGCTGCTATGTTGCCAGTCAGGACGTCGAGACAATAGCGCGCGAAGGTCGGGATGCGCCCCGACGTCTTCGCCAGCAACGCCTCGGCTTCCGAAGTCTTCCAGGACGTAGTGTGTTGAATCACTGTGGTTTAATTGACGACTTCGGTGTCGCCCTCTTCCATCAGCCGCTCGATCGCATCCTTTTCAGGCACGGTGAGGTCAGCAACACTGAGTCCGGAGCGCGATGAAGGATCAAGCCCAAACTTCGCAAGAGCCGAACTCGCCTGACGCATGGCATTCGCCTTGATACGTACGGCCGGATTCGCCTTCATAATTACGACGCCTGGCGTCTTATCAAGGGTGACGATCACCAGACCGTAGCGGTCGATCGCGCCCTGCGCGAGTTCAACCTCGGCGAGGGAGTTGCACAGCAAACCAAGAGCGTGTCCATCAGCTTGAGTCAGGACCTGCATCTTTAGAAGCATTGGAACCAGGCGAGTCCAATAAATTCGGGCGCGCAAGGTCAGATACTTCGGAATCTCAGGCTCTCCTAGCGGTGTTTTGGGTTCCTTCTCATTGAGCTTGCGATGACCGCGGTTGCCCTCGCGCTTTTTCTGCGCTGTGCACTTCCGGTTATGGCCGCCTGAGCCTTTTCCACCCATTTATCCGTTGTCGGACAAAAAATCTTTTGCTGCGGCGACGCGCGCGTGAGAGGCAGCCGGTCGTGCGAGTTCGGCTTTTAGAGATTCGACCCCCCTACCCCCTGACATAGCGCCAGGCGGGAAGCATACCGGGATCATTACCAGCCCTCTGTCCCGCTCTTTCCACAGGCCGTGGCGCTCCAGCGATGTCTTGCGGGTATGGTCTGCATGGCATGCGCCTCGCAGATTACTTTCGTCGTAGAAGAAGGAGTAATCGCCGCCATGCATCTCGATGTATTGCTCAGCGGGGATGACGTGATCAATGTCCGTGCTGGGAGCGGATCCGCCACAGAGAACGCCGATCTGGCAGAGCGGATCACGAGCGAGGATGTAAGGACGTGTGCGATTCCGCCATGCGACCGAATCGTAAAGACGTCGAATACCGGCGGCGCGGCGATTGCGTTCACGCTCGCGAGCAACATTCTGTTCGGGATTACCGGCCGAGTGGGACGAACAGTAGCGGCCGCGGCATCTCCGTCCACAGCCAGGCTGTCGGCAGATCGTCAGTGCTCTTGAAGCCATGGCTTAGCAGTGCTTCAGCAGGAGCTTGAAGAATTCCCAGAGGACGAGCACTGCGGCTGTGAGCGCCCAGCGGATGAGATATCCGTGACGCAACTTGATGGTGAGTTCCTGTATCTTCGCTTCACGCCGTCCTAAGCTCTTTTCCATGGCCTTGATCTTGTCGTGTGCAGCGTTGAGATCCTTAATGATCTGCGCCTGCGTTCGCTGGTTGTAATCCTGGAAAGTCATGATTGTATCGACCAGGTCGAGGCACCATTCCAGCCATGGCTGTCCGTCAAAGTCGACCAGCAACGGCTGGCTATCGAGGGGATCGAACCTTTGCACCGATCATTGCTCATTGCGTTCGTGACGGGGTTGGATCTCCGCCGGCGCTTACGATGGCCGCGACTTCGCTGATCCAGGCGATCAACAGTTGCCGCCGAATAGAGAGGGATCGCTGAGGACGAGGTTTTCCCCTCAGGCCGCGATAATGCTGTAGCCAGTAGCCAGCGGCGCCGACTGCGTAAACCGTTTCTGGCTGTGAAGAGTTCATGCCGGGACGGCCTGGTAGCCGCTAGCGGCTATCGTACGGAGAATTAAAGCCTCAGCCTTCTCCAAAGACATGACGGCCAGTGATTGACAGCACCCGCAACGGCCGTGGAGATCAAGCTCGCCGGTATGTCCACAATTGGCGCACTCAAATTGTTCAGAGGGAACCATTATTTCGCCGAAAGCAGGACCCGCGTTCGCTCTTTGCCGTCGGGCAGCGGCATTTCTGAGATAATCGTCAGCTCTCGGCGCCAGATATCAAACGGTGCCGGCGGCATCCCGAGCTTTGCGCACCAATCGACATAGGCCTCGTAGCGATGGTCCATCGTGGGCATGTTCATGCGCAATTGGCGATCCGCTGCTTCGAAAACTTACTTCTGCACGACACGCGGATGCGCCTGCGACGGTGCCGCGCCCGACATGTACGATCGCCAGCCATCGGGATCTCGTAATGCAGCTTGTCAGGCGTTAGCAGTGGATTGCGCAATCGACCGAATGGGATCAGATTCCCAATGCCTGGAGTCTGTTCGATCTGGACCTCTCTCGGCGCGAGGAGCTGGATCGCGCGACGGCCGTCGCCGTCGAGAATTTCAATGGCAGCCAGAGTTTCCAGTAGGTGCTGGCCACGACAATCGGAAAGACGATAACAATAATGATCCACAGCGGGGTTCTTCTGCCAGCCGTATACACGGATGCTCATAAGTAAGCTCTTAAAGGGCGCACTTTTCCCGTTGAAATAGGAGCGGCTTTCGCGCGCGCTCGGCGCTTGCTGATAACTGCCCAGGGCGGGCTCCGCTCAAGTCTGCGGAAGAATAAGGGGCAGGGCAAGTTACCGCGGTGCTTTGAACTTCAGGTGTTGGGCTAATCGCTTCAGCGGGATCGAGCTGATCGGGCGGGATTCGATGAGGATCTGTAATTCAAAGAAGGGATAGCTGGCCGTAGTCGGGCGGCAAGATCGCGCTGGGACGACGTTTCTGCCAATCGGCCCACGCTTTCTGGTGCAGCGGGCAAAGATGTTTGTCCGGTCCCACTTGTTGCGCGTGATTCGCGCAGATCGGCGCGTCGCAGGTCCCGCTCTTTTTCTCTTTCACCTTCCACTCGCAGAGCAGATCGGCGGCTCGGCCACAGGCGCAGTACCCTGGGCTTCGAGCGAACGCCGCAAATAATACCGAATCCTCCGCCCGGCAATTCCATCTTCAAGCACATCAGCGTTTTCTCGTCCTCTGGATCTCGATCAGCAACCCATGTCTGGATTCAGTGGTGCGCACCCAGAGCATCTGGGGCTTCTTACGCTTTTTTCGGTTTGCGTGGCATAGGGCGTGTAGTGCGGGTTGCCCTCGTTGAGCCGGTTCAAAAATTCCACCTGTTTCTCCCACGGCAGAATGGTTCGACCGGGATTCATGCGCTCAAAGCTCAGCACGCCGCCAAGCAACCTAAGTAGAATGTAGAAATCTTCCCGGCTCATGGTGAGCACCACCTGTCCGTTCTGTTCGCGGTAGGCCATCGTTTTGTCCTCTTTCACGGCGGGGACCTGGCTGGTGATCCCCGCTTTTTCCCAGGTTAGGCCGCGGCCAGCTGTTTCCAGTTGGGTTGAACGCCGCAGGCGAGGAGGAATTCCTCGACGCCGACGGTGTTGTCTTGGGAGTTGATGGTGTGGGCCAGAGCGTTGGCCGTCAGGTAGAGGCAGCCCTTGGACTCATCCGTCTTGGCCTGGCCGGTGAGTCTTTGGAAGCCTCGGGTGATTACAGTGATCGGCACTTTCGTGTTCTCGTTCATCACAGTGCTCCTTTTGTTATCCGGGTTAGGGGTTAGTGGAGTGGACGGGGGATGAGGGGAGCGAGCGAAAAGTCGTTTCACGGCTGCACCTTGCGGCACCACCAATGCGGCGGATCATACTCATCGTGCTCCAAAACGCGGAACTTATCGCCGCAGGTCCAATGCTTCTCCGGCCCGGTTACGCAGGCTAAGGTTCCGGTTGGGATATTGCAGGGATGGGGCGGAGGTACTTCTATCTGGATCGCAGGCACGTCAAGCGGTTCGACAATTATGCACGCTTGGTCCGGCGGAATGCCCGGCTGATTGCAAGGCGCAAGAAAGTCGATGTGCGCTTGCATCGCCAGCCACAGAAAAATTGCGACGTACTTCATGCGAACAATTCCCGCTGCTTCTCCGGCTCGACCGCCGAAGATTCGTTGTGAGCTTTTTCTAGCCGTGCGATGCACTCCAGACACGGGCCTTTGCGGGTATCGTCGATCCGGTGCTGAGTGGATTTCCCGCATTTCGAGCAGTAGAAGGCGGCGGAGTAAGTGAGACGGGTGAAGTGCTGGGTCATGCGAACGCCCTCAACTCTATTTCCGTTTCCGCGCTCGGCTGAATTCGCGAACTCAGTCGCAACGACCACGGCCACACGTGGCGGAGCGCCGGGTTATAAGACTCGTGGCGAAGTTCCAGGTGAACGCTGAGATCGTGCGCGTAAGGACGTTGACGGCAGGGACAAGCCAGAGGAATCGCGACGGTTTCGCGGGCGCAGAAAATCAGCAAGCAATTCGGCGAAGCGCACAACTCTTTCGAGCCAGGAATTCTTTCGCCGTAGACCACGGTTGGCCGCTGGCAAATCACGCAGCGGTAGTAGCGTGCGCCGATCTTTAACTCGCGGGGCTTTTCGGCGAAGAGATGATCGCCCTCGTGAAAATCTTCCAGCATGCAGCCGGGATACCCGCAAGGCGCGGGCGGGCCGGTCGGCGCAAGATGAAAAGACGCATTCACCGTTTCGCCTCCTCGGCCAGCTCTTCCAGCCACTCCTTGCAATCGCTGGCGTCTAAAACTCGCGAGCCATTTCTCAGCCGGGCTTGGTAGACGTGGGCGGCTAGAAGTTTGAGTGCGGGATACAAGTCTTCCGGGCAGATCATGGCCAGCTGGGCCGCGATCTCGGGCGCGGTGATGGGGATGCGGGTTTTCTCTTGCACGCTCATGCGGCTCACTCCTGCCGTCTTCGCTCTTTGGCGTGCGCGGCGCGGCACTGCGGACAATCACACTCGATTCGAGGCACGTCGGCGCGGTGCCCGCAACTGAAGCACCAGGTCTTGCGCTCGGCGAGAACTTCGTTGAATTCCTGGCACCAGGAACAGCTGACGCGGACGATGACTTTGGGCATAACGGTGACTCCAAAATTCGGCCAGGATGAGAGCTGCGAAGGCGGGGCCGAGTCCGGTGCGCAGCAAGACGGTGATTTAAGAAGCGGGCCAGCAAGAGGAAGTTCGAGATCATGCGGATCTGCTTTCTCTACCGCCTGCACCACGGGATCATTCTCGAAAAACGGCAGCGGCATCTCGCCCGCGAACCAGCGGTTGTACTTGATGCCTGGACCTCGCAGAAATCGGCGAAACGGCGGCCGCTTCGGCTCACGCGGGGTGAAAAATTGCAGGCAGCGCACGTGGCAGTTGTCGCCCACGCGCACCAGGTAAGCCTTTTCGTGCTTCACCCCGCCATAGGTGCTCGACCATTGCGTGTGAAACCAGATCACCCGCTCGCGGGCGATCCAACAGTAGGCGCGGAAGAGCGCCACTTTCATTTGCGCGTTGAAGTGGACATAGGGCGGATCGAGAATCACCACATCGAAGCTGTCGCGGCCGAAGGGCGGCATCCAGGCATCGGCGATTACGTCCGGCCGCACGATGGGATCGATATCCATGCGCACGCCCCACTTCGCTCGGCCGCCGAAGGGATGAAGCACGCGCTTGCCCTCGGTTTCGCGGCGCAACAATTTCTCGACGTTCGGCGGAAAACTCCAGCGATTCGAGCGGCCCTTGCCGCTATTGGGACACCACAGGACCTCGACCGGGAAGGATCTCGCTATCGCTGTCATTCCCCCACGCTCCGGGTGAACTCCTTCCACTCCAGGTCGCCGCACTCGGTGCACTGCCCCAGATACCCGGCTTCGAGCGCGACTTCAAACACGAACAGAGATTGCCCTAAACAGCGTTCGCAGAACATGGGCTCATAGAAGGGAACTTCGAGGACGGCGCAGAGGCTTTCTGAACCGTCCCCGATGACGGCTGCGAAGGGAGTCGGACGATCCGCAGTCGGCAAATTCATGCTGACCTCTTCGGCTTTTTGCCGCGTTCGTCGCGCACGATGCACTTCAGCCGCGATCCGACTTTCATGCGCTCGGCAGCAGGCATGTGGATGTCCTCAATCGGCGTGTCGCTGGCGGGGAACTTGACTATCCGGCGGCCATCCCACGCGCCATTTATGGCAGAATCGGTAATCACCAGCTCGAAACTCGATTCCTCTTCGGTCATCGCGACCAACTCAAACTGTTCACCAGTCGGTCGTTTCGTGACTTTGGGCTTGCGATGGCCGTAGAACGACGGGCCGGTATTCGGATGACGATGGGGAACGCCGCCGCCTGGATGCGAGTGAGTGAACTTCGGCTCAGTCCACTTTCCGTTACGGTAACCCGCTGTGCTTCTCGGCCCGGAAACGAACCAATGCTCATGGACTTCAAATTGGGGGGTCGGGCGATCCGCAGTCGGCAATGTGGTTGTTTGGTCAGGCAT